CTTACTTTCCTCCAGTTGTATATCTGCCAACACACCAGTTGTATCAACTTCGTGCACTGGATAGCTAAACCACATGTTGACCGGCTGAAATTTAGCAAACTCACGTAAAGTCCCTTCAACTCGCCAGCCTGTACTGATTTCAATAGCATGAGTAATTCTCTTGATTTCGTTCAGATATGGCTGTTTTAGCATGATGTCTGGTATCGCCTTGTCAAAATGTTGTTGCATTTGATAGCGACTTTCCAAATCATCTAATGTCACTTCATGCTGATAGTAAGAAAGGTTCTGTTCCTGCAAAGCTTTCTGATAAACCTTAGCAGATGCCTTTTCAACACGTTGCTTGATTAACTCATCAGTCAGCTCAAGTTCTACTAAATCAATCAAAGCATCGGGGTCGCGAGCGAATACCCCAGAACCACTGGCGCGGTCCATAGATTTTTTACCGCCTTGACTGCCTTTTGAATGGTGGTGGCAGTAGATAACTGAGCATCCTAGTTCAGTGGCCACTTTGTCAAATTGATTGGTAAAGTGTGCCATCTGATCAGCACTGTTTTCATCACCAGTGAGAACTTTATAAATAGGGTCGATAATAACCGCTTGGTAATTTTTCTTAAGTGAGCGTCTGATAAGTTTAGGTGCTAACTTATCCATTGGTACTGTTTTCCCACGGAGGTTCCAAATGTCAATATTTGCCACATTAGTAGGAGGTAATCCCATTGCATCATAAACATCTTTAAAGCGGTGCAAAGCTGATGGTCTATCGAGCTCCAAATTGACATATAAAACTTTTCCTTGTTCACAGTCCCAACCTAACCATTCTTTGCCTTCAGCAAGTGCTATCGATAACTCAATCAATGCAAATGACTTACCGGCTTTTGATGGTCCTGCAATTAGCATTTTATGTCCTTGGCGTAACACTCCTTTAATTAATTCAGGGGCCAGCTCTGGCAAATTATCCCATTCATCAGCTAGCGTTTCAGGCTCTGGTAAATCATCATTTAAATCTTCAATCCATTGATACCATTCTTCATAATTGGTTTTACCAATATTTGTATCAATCAAAAATTGCTTGTGACCGTTTCGCATAATACCTGGCATTCGTGATAGACGACTTGGATTGCGGTTCTGTGTGTCAATATCAAGACCGTTTTTCTTACAGATTTGATAGATGTAATCAACCCGTTTGCGGTACTCCTGATAATCTCTAGCATCTACTTTGACAATAGCGTGTAATGATTTTTTACCGCTATGGACCAATGTCGCTATTGGCAATTCTAGTTCTTTAAATAAAGCATACTGCTTACCAAGTTCCATGCTATCAGATTCAACCAAGGCATACCTAAAGTCTGTTACATTGTCGTTTTTGACACCATTGCCATCTAAAGGGTTAAATCGTATCCATGCCCCAGCTTCTTCTTTGTAGTCGCCAAGCACAGCACCGATGTCGTTTCCGTATTTTTGCAACTCTTGGATAAGTTCGCCTGCTGTACGTGCGTAGTCCCCTTTTGTTGGTTTGTAGACTACCCCTTCATCTGTCTCAATCGGGTAGGTTTTTGTCACATAGCCCACTTTGTCGGTCGATTCAAAAAGAGTGTCGATGTAAGTAATCAAATCGTGAACTGGTGACCAGTTAGTAGGTTCTTTAATTTCCTTAGCCTCAACCCAGTTCTTATCCACAATTTTATAATCACGATCGATTGTGTCGTCCCAACCAAGCTCGTGGGCTTCATCACTCGTACGGTAGTCAGATGTCCACCCGTTTTCTTTTGCTAACTGTGTGATAGTTGCACCAGTGACAGTCCCAAGCCCATTACCTTGGAAACTATCCCATTTAGCGAAACATTCACCCTTTTTATATCTACTGTCAGACTGTGACCAAATGTCCCAATCCATAGCAGTATATCCTTCGTGTTTTAGGGCCATTCCTACTTGGACCCATGTTTGATAATCCACCGTGGCAGGATTGATATAATCCAGCAACGGTAGCAAATTAAAATCATTCTCTGCCATGTTATCCTTTCATTACTCAGGTTGGTATTCTCGAGCATTGATGCCTTTTGGTAAGCGCCATCCGCTAGCAGCAATGCGGTTAATCATGTTTGATGCTACTTCAAATTTCCACATTCCAACGTTTTTAAATCCGTATCGTTCTAGCATTCTGATTTGTTTAGGTGTTGTTAGGCCAGTTTCTCTCCTCTTGGCCAATCGCTCCAATAACTTAGTAGCTTTACCGGCATTTCCAATGTCGTCGGTAAAAATACCAAATTTTTCTAAAGCGTTCTTTTGTTTATCAGAAACAGGAGCCATTTCCCATCCGAATTCTGGCACATAGTCTACTAAGTCCTCAGCATTGATAGACATTTCAAATTGCAACGGATCAACAAGAGCACGTTTACGCTTGCGCATTTCTGCCAATTGTTTGGCCAGTGCTTCCTCGCGCTCAGCTACGACATCTTTGGCAGCTACTTCTTCAGCCTCGATAAGCTCAAAAGCCACCTCGGTTTCTTCAGTCATATTCTCGACCATCTTTTGAGCCACTTCTGGGCTACTAGCAATCAGATGCGCTGGTCTGCATAGTTCGTGACGTTCTGTGTGCCAAAGGAAGTCTAAAAGCAATAGATTTTCCTTACCTGGTGCAAGACGTGTGCCACGCCCTACCATTTGGCTATACAGTGCTCGTACTTTAGTTGGTCTCAATACAACAACACAATCCACTGTTGGACAATCCCATCCCTCCGTTAAAAGCATTGAATTGCATAGTACATTATATTTATCATTATCAAAGTCTTCTAGGACTTCAGCACGGTCTTTGGATTCTCCATTGACTTCTGCTGCTTTGAATCCTTTTTGGTTTAGAATATCACGGAATTTTTGGGAAGTTTTAACAAGTGGAAGAAATACAACTGTTTTACGGTTTGCACATTGCTTCACCATTTCATCGGTAATCTGCTCAAGATATGGATCTAAGGCAGTTCCGATGTCACTAGCTTTAAAGTCTCCTGCTTGCTGACTAACAGTCGTTAAGTCCAGTGATAGTGGAATTGTAACAGCAGTGATTTTTGATAGATAACCAGATTTGATGGCATCTACCAAAGAATATTCATAAGCTAAACTATCGAAATATTTACCTAGATTTTGTTTGTCACCACGATCTGGTGTCGCTGTAACTCCCAAAACATTGCTACTATCAAAATGTTGCAAAACTCTTTGGTAACCGTCAGAGATGGCATGGTGGGCCTCATCAATAATAATTGTGTCAAAATGATTTGCAGGAAACTTACTCAAACGCTTCTCTCTCTGCATCGTTTGAACTGATCCAACTACAACCCTGAACCATGACCCCAAAGAAGTATTCTCTGCTTTTTCTAATGCTGTCCCTAATCCAGTTGCTGTCATCAATTTATCACTAGCCTGTTCTAAAAGTTCAGACCTATGAGCTAGAACCAAAACTCTCTCTCCGAGCCTTACACGGTCTTCGATAATTTTCGAAAAGACAATAGTTTTACCGCAACCGGTAGGGAGGACTAGTAGAGTTCGTTTTCTACCTTCCTCCCATTCCTTTTGTACGGCTGACCGTGCCTCTTCCTGATACGGCCTTAATTGCATCAGAATCCTCCCCATCCACCTTGTGGTTGTGTTGTATTACCTTGGAAGAAACTTCCCTGTTGCGGTTGAGGTTGTTGCTGAGTTGGTTGTTGCGGTTGTTGATAAGTATTTTGTGTTGGTTGACTAGCGTTCAAAACTTTCGACCAATCAACTTCATCTGCATAAATCATAGATTTGATGTTATCGTATTCTTGATCAGCATATTTACCAGTTCCTTTTCGCTTATTTACACGACAGACACCTTTTGCACCAACGACAGTATTCCAATTCATTTTAAGTGGTTCCCCATGTTTCTTTTGACCAATAGCACCAAAGAAAGCTGATAGCATACCTTCTGTTGTAGTATATAGGAATAAGTTATGAGTTAATTGCGCGATTCCTTCTGATGTTTCAATTTGAATCGTAACGACCGCCTTGTTACACGCTGGTAATTTTCCTGGATTCTGCGGATCAGGTGTGTGACGACCACGCTCCATATTAGTTACTGTAAATTGATAATCACCAGGCACTAATTGGACAAAACCTACACTGTCTTGTGTAATTTCATCATCCCATCCCAATTCATGGTCGAAGTTGTTATTGTATTCAGTCATTTTTATTTCTCCTATTTTCTATTAAGCTAAAATTGTAATGTTAGTTTGATCAGCAAGTTCTTCTTTTAAGTAGTTAGCAATATTATTGATAGCATCTAAGCGCCACTTTCCACCATCACCAATGGCAGATAAGTCAAATTTGATTGTTTTATCCATTTTTGTTATACCTCGCTATTATTTCTATTTCCCAAAATCTAAGTCCCTTCCACGGTAAAGGGTAAGTCTGGTTCGACTCTTACTTGTGTTTTGATAACTTCAAGAGTTGCTGACCAATTTGCAACAATCATATCCCAATAATTGGGGGGGAAGTTTTCAATCGGCGTCCCAAGCGGGAAATGTCCGCGTATGTTAGCCACTTGTACTAGTTCATCCGCTGTAACTTGATCAGGTACCATCAAATCTTTCATAGCTTGTGGTAATGTGTCGGGCAGTGGTGCCTGCGATTCATTTGCTACCGGCGGTTGTGTCGGTTGCTTATGTGCGGGTTCGTGTGCGGATTGAGTAGGCGTCGGTTGTTGTGTTGATGGCGTTTCTGCTACTGGCTGACTTGGTGCTTGCTGAGCAAAGATATGAGCAATACCAGCATAATCGAGTGGCATTTCTTCTGGTAACCCGTGACGGTTCTTAGCATCCCACGCCGGGTGGTGTTGCGTGTACAAAACACGAGACCCGCCAGTAGCCTTTTTTTTGTTAGTATCAGTTGTCATAACAACAGTTTTATAATTAGCAAAGAGTACCATATCAGCCCATTCCTTGACGAGCGGAGCAGTCTGTGAGCTTGTCTTTTTACCAAGTTTCAATTCCCAACGGTCATAAGCTCCCATCTCGTCAGGTTGTTCAAATTTACGCATTTGGGCATGGGCAGTAAGGACGACATTGATACCAAATTCAATCAGTTCTTGCAGACTGTTTAGGAAGCGTCCAACCTCTTCTTTGGTGTAGGTATAACCATTACCCCAGCCAAAATCTTCAATTCCCTTTTTACCGTGTTGAGCACACACATCATCAACGATTAGGCTTTCTGCCCAGTCAATTGTGTCAAGGACAAGTGTCTTGCAACAAGTTGGATTCGCTTTAATCCATGCAATTTGATTTTTTAGCATAGTGTAGCTTGTTGGTTTATCCATACGGGCCACATCCATATTGTCTGTTGATCCCTCAGTGTCAATAAACAGAGGCTCTGGGAATTGAGCAGCAAAGCTAGACTTACCAATCCCTTCAGGACCATAGATGACCACACGTTGAGCCCGTGCACGTTTTCCTCTTGTGATTTGCATTGATATTCTCCTTTCTAAAATCCACCTTGCCAAGCGGGTGCTACTGTTTCGGCAAAACTACCTGCTGCTGCAGTTTCAAAATTATGAGCCTTATTTTCCACGGAGTAGCCGTCCTCGATAATTATCGCGCACTCTTCACCGGTTGAAACTCTGGTTGCGATAGCTTGCAATCCTTCTTGCTCTAGCCATTGGCCAAACTGTGTAAGTGTGATGTTATCCATTTGTTCGAGTTTATCAATCAAAACGAAGTCACACTCTGGTTTAAGTTTTCGTACAATGGCAGTGGCTACCATAAGTTGTTGACTTCCTGACATGTTGTCCCACTCCTGGCCAAGATACAGCAGTTTGCCATCATCAACGGTAAGCCCCTCAAGTGGCAAGTCTGCATTAGTCAATAAATCTCGTTTCTGCTGGCGAATAACCTCAATCTCATTAGTCAATGTGTTGTACTGATCACGTTGCTGCTTAGCGTCTTCCTCTGCCTTATCTTTATCAAAGTTAGCGCGAACTTTACGGTTGACTTCGTCGATATCGGCGATATTTGCCTCGATTTCTGCTGTTGATTCATCATGTAAATCCATAGCGTCAGTATTTGCTATTTTTAAATCCTCGCTTAACTTATTCGTCTTAGCTTCTGCATCTGCTAATAACTTGCGTAAGCGGTCAACTTCCAAGATAGATTGATCATAATCATAGCGGATACGTTCTACATTTTGACGCTTTTGAGCATTCTCTCCGTTCTTGGCTAAGATAGCTTGTTGTTGTTGGATAAGCTCAGAAATACTTACCAGTTGTTTAGGTGCGTCAGGATAATATGTCATCTCCTTAGCAAACTTTTCTTTTTGGTCCGCTATAACACCGATAGCATGACGTTGATTATAGATTTCTTTTTCTTTGAATTCTAATTCAGCTAATTGATCACCGACACCAATAATTTCAAGCAAGACATCTGCTTTCTCTTTTGGTGTTCCATCCATAAACTTTGGTAAGTTAATAGCTAACTCTTCAACAAAGCTATCTAGTAATTGTTGTCCGCCTTTTTGGCCGTTTGGATCAACGACTTTAAGACTGGCATTTTTACCTTTCCGTTCAACAGTAAGTCCATTAGACATGGTGATTTTAAGCGTAGGCGGCACCATAGACCCTTCTCGCGTTGCTTGGCTAGGTTTGTATTTATTGCCGCCTAGTGCCCAAGCAATTGCGTCTAGAACGCTTGTTTTCCCTTGGTTATTGTTTCCACCAACAATAGTCAAGCCAGTTGCCGACGGCTCAATCTTTACCGCTTTAATACGCTTAACGTTTTCAATTTCCAATTTATTAATTGTTACCATTATCGAAATCCTCGTTTCCTATAGTAAATTTAAAAACTTCAACTGTTTTTGTTTCTGCTGTGAGCTCGCTATTCTCTAAAGCATAACCTAAAAGAGCATTTGTTAAGCTCGTTAGGGTATATCCACATTTATCTGCAATTTCAGCAATTTCATTATAAATTTCAATATCACATCCGATGCGACCATATCCATTTTGTTGAGCTCCAATTTTTTGCTTTGCTAATCTCATACTATTTATTCCATACCTTTCTAAGTTCCATTTGATCAATTTCGTCCAATTCGGCTATACATTTATCTATCGTACTTTGCAGGATAAAACCACTGGCAATAATGACATCTAATAAATTGGCTTTAGCTGTAACCACAAAATAATGTTCCGCCAATTCATTATTTAACCTGCGATTTTCGTCTCGCAAAAATTCGTTATCATTAATTAGGTGTTGTTCCATTCTTCCCTCCTACCAAATTTGTTTAGCAGGCAAACCGTGTTTTTGGTTATATCTACGCGCATTGGCTTCCCAACCGTTGTTTTCAATCGTCCATTTTGGTTTTTCTTCTTGTTTTTTTGGTTTCGCAAAAATAAAGTTAAATAATTTCATGTTGTACTCCTTTCTTAAATAACTTGATGAGACTCTATAAATTCATCAAGTTCATCCTTTTTAATTCGCTTTGTACCATCAATCTGATAAAGATTCAGTCCCATTCTTATCCACTTTCTGATAGTATTTGGGCTACAGTCCGCATAGTGTGCAGCACTATCAATCGATACCCAACGTCTTTCAGCACTTTCTTTTGATAAAAATTCAACGAACGATACTTTGAATTCCTCTCTGACAGCCATTGCAATATCGCCTTTAAATTCATCTGTGAAAACACCCATTTTCTCCTCCAGATATGTTATAATTAAGTAAATTAAGTTTGTTTAGAGTCCGATTCCCGTCGGACTTTTTTTGTTATTTAAATTCGTCCAAGCTGACACCTATACTGAGGTAGAAGATTTTTTGGAAATTCGATGATAAGTCTCTGTAGCAAGTCGATATGCTGTTCCAACAACTCCTTTCAATCCTTCGACCTCTTTTTCAAGTTGTGAAATCCTAGAGTCTACTGTTTCAGTAGACTTTTTATCTTGACCGATAGTTTCAGCTATTTCTTTATTGGCTAGTTGCACTTTTGAAATTTCGTTTGCTAAATCACCAACATTGATTTCTTCAGCATTGATAGTTATTTTTCCGCTATCTAATTCAATTTTTGTCTTTGCGTTTTCGACTGGATAATTAATTTATTTTTGATACGGATATCGTTTTGGTCTCATGCGTTTCCTTTCTAGCTGTGAATACATTTTCTATGATTTAAATCGTATTTATTTCCTAAAAAAATATTATTAACCTCTACTTCATAAAAATCCGCCAACTCATTTAGTAGCGATACAGGAATCTTGCTGCTATCAATTTCGTATTTTAGTAAAGTTTGTTGATGAATACCAAGTTCTTGTGCTACTTCTTTTGCGCTAAGGCTATAGTTAACGCGTAAGGCTCTTAATGTCATTTTAGTCATTCCCCCACCCCCTTTCTGTGGTATAATTTAAATAAAAATTGTGAGGTTGAAATGTAATTTTTTTAATTTTTTATTGTGTGTTTTTAAGTTTACAAGTGAATATCTAATAAAAAATTGGATAGCTTTAATAGCTCTGTTTCTATCTTATTCAAACTACCGAAGAAATAACTTACAAGTCGAGTTAATTGCTGCTCCTGTTTCAGATTGGATTTTGAGCGTTATTTTAGACAACGGTGAAAGCATATATAATCCAAATGGTACATTAAGAGCTAACATTAAAATCATCAATCCTTCTAATGTTGATGTAAGCTACTTCGACTTGATTGTTTTTGATAAAAACAGAAAATATCAGCATTATTACCAAAAGCAAAATAATATAATTAACGATTTAACAGGTAGAGAGGCTATAGCCGCAGTACAGCCTGATGGCAATACAATCCTTATCGAGGTTCCAGAGGCAGATTGTGGAGTATTAAAAGCCCACAGTATGACAAGGATGGATTTAATCATACAAACGTCTGAAATCACAGATAGACTCTTTGTTGCTTTTAAAGTAGCTAAAAAGAAAAAACTATTTAAAGCTAATAAAGCAGGATATGTTAATTCACCTTATCAATCATTTTCTGCGTCATTCCCTGTGGAATTATCAAAAAAACCGCACTACGAGGATATCCTAAAAGATTTGCATGAGTGAGAGCAGATTTTCTTGTGTGAAATATCTTGGAAGAACCTAGTACACCGTATTTAATTTTTTCCATGCCTTCCCTCCTTTCCACTCCTTTTGGGGAGTTTTTATTTTGTAATAAACCAAGCAATCAACCAAGCGATACCACCTAACACCAATATCGCTGGCAATAAGCCGCCTTCAAATTCAATGCTTGTTTTTTCCTTGCCATCACGACTAGTAAACGTGTGTTCTAAATCGCCAAGCATTAGTTTTTTCCAATTCATGCAACCTCTCCTTTCATTCTTGCGAAGATACAGCCAATGTGCTAAACTAAACTTACCCCGTTAGGGGAGAGGGCTTCTTAGCCCTCTTGGTATTGTCACCACTCTATTGAGTAGTGAATCTTAAGCTTAAACCAAAGAATGTGAATTTCCAACTCGACTTCTTTGTGTTTAGGCTTTTTGTTTAGCCTAGATTTCATTAGCTGTACCT